AGACTTTAGGTGCCTCGGGAACATCATTTGGTTACGTTGCACCAGCGAAAGTTGCTTACGTTAATACTGTAATACTTTCTGTATTCGCACATAGACGTAGCACAATCGCTGATCGTGCGAATGCGTTAAAAATGATGATGGGATGTATAGCAGGAGCTTCATCAACGACTGCCACTGGTACCTTAAATGGTGCAAGTGCAGCCGATGCGGTGAAAAACTCCACAGCTGCGTTTCCGCAGTTGTTTGTATCCCTAATCCTTGCTAGCTAATTACAGTTAGCATTAAAAAATCCCTCTCTGTTAATACGGAGAGTCAATACCTTAGGAGGTAAAGAATGGATTATTTAAAGGAATTCCCGACCGATAAATCCTTAATCATTATTGGTCGTATTGCTGAGACTTGCTCTCAGAGAGGTGGACCGTTATCAAGATCACTTTACAAAAAGTTTCTTGACGGGGACTATCTGGGTTTAATCGACTTTAAATTCGATTATTCAGAAAAATTCTCGCATGACGATTTCCTTTATGCTCGTCAGATCCAATCGCTTTTTTCAAAGCAAAAGGATATTGATTTAGGCATTGATAAGGAAAAAGTTGCGTATGCCACTTTTTTGGAAGCAGAGAAGTTATGTTTAGAGACCAACCGTCGTTTCCGAAGCAATCTATCAGAAGTTTCTTCTGATGTTCACGCAGTTCTTCACTACGCGAACAGAAAAATAGATTGCATTCTTGGGGACGTGCCAAGTTACTCTGATCTTGACTTTTCATTTGGTCCTGGCGCTACAACTAGCGTAAAACGAGCGCGGTCTAATCCTAGGATTAAACTTGAAGCTCATCTAACGTGTAGTCATGGATTTGTTTCTCATGCCAAATAATTCTTAGCAGAATTCCCAGGTTGGGTACGGTTGCATGCAGATCCGCAAGGAAATGTACCAATCAATGTATCTCATGGTAAACTTCAATTCGTGCCCAAAAGCTCCAAAACGTATCGATCGATTGGTGTTGAACCAACTCTCAATGGCTTCGGCCAGCAGGGGATTGGGAAATACATCCGTCGGCGTTTAAACCGTGCTGGGGTTGACTTAACTGATCAAACTAGAAATCAACGTTTAGCTTGTAAAGGTAGTATCGATAACAGTCTTGCGACTGTCGATATGTCCAGTGCGAGTGATACGATTGCTTATGGTTTGGTAATGCACCTCCTTCCGTATGATTGGTTTGATTTTTTAGACCGCTTCCGGACTGGTACTGTAGATTATCGTGGCGAGTCGTTAAAGCTTGAAAAGTTCTCGAGTATGGGAAATTCCTATACTTTCGAACTTGAATCGCTGATTTTCTACGCTCTGGCCTATAGTACGTGCACCCACCTGGGGTTAAGTACCAAGGATGTTAGCGTCT